GGTAAAGTGTCGCCTTCATTCGTGAAATCTTTCATGAAAAATATGGCTCAACCTAAGACAAACTTACGCAATAGAAACATTTAAAGACATTGATCATTTTTAAGTAATGGAATGTTGTCAAGTCTGTTGTGAAAAGATTAACAATTCAAATCACAAAAAGGTCGAGTGCCCTTTTTGTGATTTAAAGTCCTGTCGTTCATGTAGCCAGAAATATCTGTTATCGACTATGGAAGACCCTCACTGCATGGGATGCAAACATGAACATAATAGAGAACTCGTAGATACATATTGTTCAGCTGTATTCAGAAATGTGCATTATAGAAAACATCGTGAAAACGTTTTATTCGAACGTGAAAAGGCCCGTTTACCGGAAACGCAACCATATGTAATCCGGGAATTGAAAAAACGTAGCTTGCGATCGTCTTATGTGTACATGTATTTTATACTCGGGCATATAGACTATGAACCCGACCTATCAGAATACGCGAAATCGACTTTAAAGGAGGAAATAAAGATTGCTATTATGAATATATACGAAGAACTTCATGGTATGGCTGATGTAAACCCGGTCGTACACAACGAACATGTATATACACAAACGTGTTTCAATGATGAATGTAACGGTTTTTTAGATGAAAATTACGCATGTGGGATATGTACTATGACTTTTTGCAATAAGTGTCATGAAAAAATGTCATCGACACATAAATGTAATAAAGATACTGTAAAAACCGTGAAGCTCATAAAAAAGGATACGCGATCATGTCCGAAGTGTGGTGTGTTAATTCATAAACTAGAGGGGTGTGCGCAAATATGGTGTACACAATGTCAAACAGCATTCGACTGGAAGACGGGGCGGATAGAAACTGGTCGAATACATAATCCACATTATTTCGAATTTAAGAAGCGTAGTCGTGAACATGGTGACATTCCATGTGGTGGTAGACCATCGCATCGCGAACTAGTTGAAATGAACGCCCCCGATGTGATACTATTGATTTCATTGGAAATGCTTCGGTTGGATTATGATAATACGTATAGATTTGGTTTTCTATATGAAGATAACCGGTATTTGCGAATGAAGTTTCTTCTCAACGAAATAACTGAAACTGAAATGAAACGCGAATTACAATTTAGGGATAAATACAACTCAAAAACGCGTGATGTGAGAGATATCTACACCATGTACACAGATACTGCGGGAGATTTACTGAGGCAATATGTATTAGACATGTCCAGTGAAGATGCTATAATAAACGAATTACTCGAATTGACGGATTATACGAATGCAGTCATCGAGCGAATACGAAAAAGGTATAGAACGAGAACACCCCCTAATATAATCTTATGAATATATATGGTTATATTTATACTAATTTCATTTGTACTTTTATGCATTTTTCTTCGACCTAAATATCAGGAACCTTTTGTATTACGAAACGTCTTTACAGATAAGACATGCGATCACATTATCGAACTCGCGTCTAATAACTTGAAACCATCAACAATAGCGTTAGGTAAGTCGGTTGATGTTACAAAACGCAAGAGTGAGACGGCATGGTTGGACCCAGGTAAATCTGAAGTGGTTGGAAAGATGATGGAAAAATGCGTCTCGTTTACCGATAGACAGTTTGACAATGCAGAGTATTTACAGGTACTCAAGTACAAACCGGGCGGGTTTTATGAACCCCATCAGGATGCATTCCAGAATGAGGAAAATCCACGTGTATACACGTGTATAGTAGCACTCAATGACCAATACGAAGGTGGTGAAACGTCCTTCCCGGTGTTGGGTAAAGAATATAAACTCAATAAAGGTGATGTGCTACTCTTCAACACACTCGACGATTGGGGGTTCATGACAAGTAAAGCAATCCATGGTGGAAAGCCTGTGATATCAGGTGAAAAATGGATATGCAATCTTTGGATACATAGATATCCATACAAACTCTCGTAATCAAAGTTTGATAAGTTCGGATGCATTCTTTAATTTCATAAAGATGACATCATCACATTCACCACCCTTCATCGTCATCTGCACCTCCCCGCACACTGTTCCAGATTTCTTATACCTATCACATGCAATTTCAGTCCTCTTCGCGATATCCATATTCTGACTATAGCCTATAAACGTGCGGTCGACATCACCCTCCTTTTTGTCCGTAGCTTCAACCGTGACTTTCCAACAATAACTACCGAAATCCCATCTATTAGGTGTGTCGATAGGTGGAGGTGAATCGGCTACGTATGCATTTCTACGCGCCCTTATACGTCTACCTGTTATCGCGAGTATAGGACTGTATAAACAGCTCAGCATTGATATACATATCCGGTAAACTTTTATATATGTTTATATAAATGAATATTCAGGATAAAGCACCGTTCTTGTCAGGTGTGTTTGGGCATCTTATATTTCAGATGTTCATCATGTTCAGGGCACTTGAAGCGACAGTTAACAACGCCTCTTTTAATGAATTCGCTGCGAATAACAACCTATTTCTCACACTTGGTAACTTAGGACTTTTCATGGCGTTGATTTTTATAAAGATGGGGTTACCTTACAAACTCACCCTGTTTACCCTGATGTCGTTTACTACGGGTATGCTCATGCATAAGATTAAGGACATGAAAGAGGCTTTACTTGAAACGATCGCCATTTTTATAGCCATGTTGTTCGCCGGTATCGCTACAGTCAAGCTCGGTTACGATTTATCAACACTTGGTATCGTTCTCATATTTTCATTGATTGCGCTTATTTTTGCACGACTACTTTCTCCGGGTAAGAAAAAGTATACGAAGATAGCCACTCTTATCTTCGCGTTATTCATAGTCTACGACACGAACAAGATATTACAGAGAAATTATAGTGGGGATTTTGTAAATGCGTCTCTAGATTACTTTACAGATATCATTAATTTACTCTCGATCACTTCAGAGGAGGCTTAAGTCGGATGATGACGTCACTATTTTTAAGATGAACATCTTTTTTCTATCCCTGATCCCAAGAGAAATTGCGGAACTCTCTTGCGATCAACATGTGATCAAGATCCAACTCGAAATATGCCAAATGCTATACACGGCATGGTTTTATGCCGACCAAGAAGAGTATGTACGAGAAAACGCCCCATACACTAAGAATGGATCACAGCGCGGATACAAAGCTGCGCATAAGAAACATCCCATGACAATGTGGATTTCTTCAAGTCTTCAAAATTATATGTATGCGTGTGAAATCGGTCTCGAACTCGCGAAAGAGTATACTAGACGATTTGGAAAAGTGCATACTTGTGAACATCACCTCATTTGGTTACGTGATAATACCCCTTCTCATTTTGATCAACACGTGAGTGAAACGGCGTATTATTCAATTCAAGGTATTCCTGAATGCATGCCTGAGAGTTATAGGACACCTGACGTGACCGAGGCGTATCGTAAATATTACGTGGCAGAAAAAAGTGCATTCGCACGGTATAAGACAAAAGTACCTGATTTCATATCTGCGTAGTATACGATGTATGTCGTATACTACAAAGATGATGCCCCCGACAGGATTCGAACCTGCGACCACTAGCTTACAAAGCTAGCGCTCTACCAACTGAGCTACAGGGGCGGATCCTTCCTACCTGATTCGAACAGGTGACAAATGGAACTACAGTCCACTGCTCTACCAACTGAGCTAAGGAAGGGTAAGCTCCCACCAAGACTTGAACTTGGGGTGGTGGATTCAAAGTCCACAGTGTTGACCAACTACACCATAGGAGCGACTGCTAAGAGTGGGGTTCGAACCCACGCGTGCAAAGCACAGGCGATCTTAAGTCGCACCCCTTAGACCAACTCGGGCATCTTAGCTTAACTGTCTAGTGTATTTACTATGTTGTAATTCTTTAATATACTAATCCATCTTCGCATCGGGATTAATCATCTTCTGAAGTTCAAATAGTTTAACAGACATGAAAAATTTAGCTTTCGCATGGAATTCACTTTTCGGTTCTGTAAAAAATAGAATGGCCGCGGCCATAAATATACTCATGATGAGTAGTATCAGTAATTTGCCTATCATTTATATAGTATTAGAAAAAATTACACTTCGATCTCACCTCGATCAATCAACTTCTTACGGTTGATCATGTGAAGACCCTCTACTTCCGCCTTATTCTGAGCATTGTAAGGTACGGCATACCCTTCATCGCATAGCCACTTGTTTACATTCGTCCATACACCATCCTCAGAGACCCAAACTTCTCCGAGGACGCGACCAAACTTACCTCTCGAGTCCGCCTCTGGGCATCTGAGCTCGATTTCAATATCATCCTTCTCAGACGCGACAGCCTTCAAACACCACTCCTTCAACTTCTTCTTCGAGAGGAGACCAAACTTCTTCTCCTCCTTATCCGATGTGCGCGACTCGGGTGTATCAATACCCAGGAGACGAACGCGCTGCTTCGTACATACATCAAAGCCAAGATCAATGGCAACATCAATGGTATCGCCATCTACGACCTTTTCGAGAGAGGAGATGCGGTAAATGAAAGTACAAGGTTCGACGTTGTAGGTAGACATCTTATACAGTTGTATATACACAATTCTTTATATTCGGATATGAAATTTAGGTTTTGTGCGACCATCATAAGCATTTACAAGCCCAGATGAGAGCATCTTTTCATTTACCGACATTGTATCTCCTTTATGCCTATATACCGTAACTAGAGTTCGTCCGTATTTATCGTTTTTACCGCATTTTATCCAAACCAAACCATTTACCTTATTTCTACATAAAAATGGGTTCCATCGTTCGAAGGGTGCGCGGTCGTCAAAGCCACATTCTTGTTTGAACGTATCGCGTGCGAGTTTTGCTACATATACGTGGTCATTTCGACGTGACATAGATAGTACAGGTTTCATCTCCGGTGAATCGTATCCGAGTGTTCGAAAAGTGAATTTAAGCACGCGCCCGTGCTTAATGATAGCAGCTCTAAAAGTGTCTCCGTCGTAAACACTTGTAATTTTTGCGTACCCTTCATAGTTATTCAAACTAAAAACAGGAAACGAATCATCGATTCCTGATAATACCCGCTTTGAGAAACATGAAAACATGTTCATATATTGTTTAAAGATATTATTCTCTTTATACAGTATACGAGGATGTTATGTATTTGTCACACACCACAAGATTATTATAAACAGCGATTAGCTAAGACACGCGAAAATGTACTCAATCACATTTACAAAAATACGCCTACATCGACACCATCAAGAATACCGGATAATACGAGACTTCGTCTACGCTTTAAAGAAGCGGTACAAGAAGCTCATGAGATATGTGATAAAGATAAAACATCCATTGCGTGTTATATCGCATGGGATGAGGTGGATGAATTAGAAGATTCTATGCTACGTCTATACCCTGATATAAGGTGATTTCTGGTGGTTCTTCTTCGTACGTATAGTACATAATCGATACCCCATACAAATTCATTAGATCTTTGTTAACATTTTCATTTATTTGTCGTTTCCAATTTTTCATAGTCGTTTGAAAATACTCGAGACCGTCATCGGAGAATACGCATATACGCATGAAAGGTGTAGAACGAAGATTTCTCATGTACATGTTAATGGATGCAGGTAAAGGTAGTGCAAAATCATATGTGGATTGTAGGATGTCAATGACATAATATCCATGCGAGTCGCATATGATATTAACCTGCATTTCCGGAAACCCTTTTATGTATGCTTCAAAATCAGCATTGCTAGGAAGTGTAGCGAAAATAGGTGTACTCTGACAAGTGACATCTTCACTATGCCCTATTCCGGGGTGTGTATGATATGAAATTTCAGAGTACCAGACTTTTGTAATGTCATCAATGTCAACGCAGTTCCGTTTCTTAGAAGTCACTATACTTGGTTTACTGAATACATTATTACCCATGTATTTCACATTTCCAGCATACTCCCACTGTTTAACAGAAGATAATTTACTAACTTCTTTTAAATCCTGGACAACTCGCCGAGATAATTTCACATGCGTCTTTTTTATAGCCATAGATGGCGTCAGGATATTAACCTTCATACACTACCTTTGGTACAATATACAACTATTTTAAGTATTATCGTTTTTTCCTCGTTTTTTTCTTTGTCGTCACACCCATCGTCATCGTAAGTTTAGGTGGCGTTTTTGTGTTCTTTTTAGTGACACGTTTACCTGTTACATTTGAAAACAGTGTAGGGTTATTTAAGAACGCGACACGACCGGCTATATTCACATTTTGATCACGGAATTTTTGTATATTCGCAGTTTCGTTTAACAGTGCCGGAATTGCTTGTGCGAAATCTAAGTGAAATGTTGTACATACGCCACGGGTATTATTAGCCTGTAAATTAGGGCCGGTATAATATCTCGTAATGGTGTTATCGAATACACTCCCGAACATCTTTTTCATATTTGGTAATATACGGTTTCGTAATATACTACCGAACCCATTCCTGTTCATCGCATTACGTCCATGTGGATCAAACACCCATATACGTGGTTCTGGATTACCAGTATCCATTAGAACATTAATCGCATGACCCATAGTCGGGTTGTTCCGTTTAGTGATACTGATTAAAAAATAATGAATACTTCCCGGTGGCGCATTAAGAGTGGGTACCGTTGTCCCGTTATTCTTGAATTGTATTTTAGGCTTCATATTTAACAACTGTTCGGATGTATTCACAACAATACCTTTATTCATACTATCGTCATATTCTAAATACCTTACACGTATCCTCTTATCCTTATAACGTACGCCGTCTAGACGCGATCTCAATTCGTCGATATACCTGATATACCCCGGTCTTGTGCAAGACATACCCAAATTTCGTGGTAATTGGGGTATTGATCTTACAACCTTTGAAGTTTTTACAACTTTCATTGGTCCTGGGCTAAAGTTGATATTCGTCGACCTATTGGGTTTGTTGCGTTTTCGCGTCCCCTGTGACATCTTATTGTAAATATAGAAATTATCTCGTTTTGGTAATTTTCAATTGAGTAGAACGCCCCTTCACGTTCTTAGGGTCGATCTTGTTTCCATTTCGTTTAGGATTGAATGACTTTTTATGTTCAGCCCAATATTCTGGAGCACCTACTTTGAAATTTTTATGTAATTTCGCTTTGTACCAGAAAACACAGTCCTCTATTCTATTTGATTTGGAGGTATTATCTAGCACTAAGCATTCGTAGTTTTCGGTACACGAATCCATCACTTTGTTAAACATATCAAACGTGGGGAAGATCCCAAAAAACGATTTGTACAATTTTTCACGATTTTGGATGATGTTTTCCCTGAGAATAAAAACATAATCAACGTTTGCGCGAAGTGCTGGTGGAAGGTCCATACAATACTGCATTGTCAACATGAAGAAGATTTTCCAGTGACGACCGTTCATGAAACATTGACGGATGCACGTATCGCGCATGAATTTATTATCATACATACAATCATCCAAAAGTAAAAACGCACCACAATTTGTTTTACCGGCACCCACGAGCCTTCTCTGACGATCCATGACACGTTCTATAGCTTCCCTGTCGTAATCACCGTATATGAACAGGTCTGGAATATACTGCTGATAATAATGATTACCTTCCTCAGTCGC